GTTTTGGGCAGGTTTCGCTTCCTGTGTATTCGTCGGGATGTCCATGCTTTTAGACCCTGCAAGCCGGGTATGCTGCGCCAGGGTTGTTTAAGGCCAACCAAGAAGCCGTTGTTTGAGTGAGAGCCTAGAATTGACCGGAAGTCAATCCCCTCCCATTTCTTAACGCACTGATTTGTGCGATGAGATCCTTGATCGCGGCTGCCCGGCCTGAGTTGTAGGCACGGTCCTCCGCGGAAAGTGATGGGAGGAGGGCGTTGAGCACCTCGTCCCGCAGCGTGTCGTCGATGAGTTGGCCCATAGCCTTGAGCACCGGGTGCTCCTCGGATACGGAGAGGGCCTCCGAGAGTTGTTCGTCGGTCAGTTTCATTGGACTCCAAGGCGGCCGGTGATGGCGTTCTGCTGCTGTTGGACGCTGAACTGCAGGTTCTCAATGTATTTTTGCAGGTTGGCCTGAAAGAGCGGGTCCTGCTGGAGCTGGGCCTGATATTTCGGGTTGGATTGCAGGACCTGTTGGCTGAATTGCAGGCGCATGGGTGCGGTGGGGTCGTTCTCCCGGAGTTGGGGAGGATTACCGAGCGACATGAGCGCGATCTCGTCGTTGGTCTCGTTGAACATCTTCTGCGCGGCAGGGCCCTGCTGCATGACCAGCTCGCTCGCGAGGTTGGGGTCGATGGCCCGGAGTGCGACACTGATGAGCTTGGCACGGTCGATGACGCCGGCGGTGTCGAGGGGCAGGACGAGGGTGCTGATGGCCTTGAGCTTCTCGGTCACGAGGTCGGTGGACAGCTCGCGGATGTCGAATTTGAGCATCACGTCGAAGTCCTGAATGTCGGGAGGCAGCGGGGTGGCCGAGGCTGTGATGCGCTGGATCTCGGCGGGGCCGACGTATTGGAGCGTGAGGGATAGGACCTGGCGGAAGGCCTCGGTCCAGCCGTGCAGCCAGTTGTTGATCAGGCGCTGCTGGCGCATCTGGGTGATGACCGGCGGGACCTTCTCGGTCGGGCGGCCGAAGTAGCGGTCGGTCTGGGCCTCGATGGCCGCAATCAGTTGGAAGGCCACACCGGGCTCGCGGGCGGGCGGTGCTAGGAAGCCGATCTCGCCGCGGCGCAGCACCGGGATCTGGATGGCGGGACCGATCTTTAGGTTGCCGCCGCGGGTTTTGGGGACCTCGATGGGCGGGAGCGTGGCGAGGGACGTGTAGTCGAAGATGGAGTCGCGCTGGGCCTTGACCTCGTGCTGCCAGGTGGAACAGACCTCGGGCACGCCACGGCTCTCGGTGATCTGGCGGTGGATGAGCTCGGAGCGCCAGATAATGAAGGGATACTGACCGTGCGTGTAGTCGAGCCCCTCAAAGTAGCCCCACTTGTCGCCGACTTGGGGCGAGAAGACCGTGTAGAACACGCCCGGGATACCGTCGGAGTCGACGGCTTTTTGATAGGCATAGACGATTTCAATGAGGTTCTCGCGGTCGAGGATGGAGTTCTCGGCAATGCCGACGGCGCCATACTGGAAGGCAGCGTAGTCACTGAAACGGCCCATCGTGTTGATGGCTTCCTGCGCCCACTCGGCGTCCCAGTCCTCGGTCTCGACCTTGTTCAGGAGTTGGGCCTCGGTCATGTAGTAGCGGCGGAAGACCACCCGGGCGGACTGGATGTCGGTGGTTTCGGGCGGGAACACCAACTCGTCCCAAGGCGCGAGGGCAGCGATCATGGGCTTGTTGGTGACCATGGTCGGGATAGGGAAGTCGCACTCGCCCTCCTCGCGCAGTTCGCGGATGGCCTTGAGTGCCCGGCGCTTGCGCAGGTTGGGGAAGGCAGCCAGAAGGAGCTCCGCGGATTGGTCGTCGGCCTCGGGGTTGGCGATGAGGTTGGGCAGGTCGGCGAGGACGGAGCCCGCGGGCGATTGGGCTGCCAAGGCCACGATCTGGTCCATCGTCAGGTACTGCTCCCTCTGTCCGAGCTCCTGCTGCCAGGTGACATGGACGCCGGCCCAGCCGTAGGTCCAGAGGTACTGCGAGAGCAATTCGACCTCGCGGGTGAGGTCGTTGTACATCCGGGCGTTGACCGTCCAGTCCATCAGGTTGTGCGCGGTGACCGCCTGGTCAAGCTGGCTGATGTTGGTTGGCGACACACGGAGCATCGAGCGCCAGAAGGAGGTGGAACAGAGGTCGACGAGGCCGTTGATCACCTCGTCGGCCAGCGGGATGCGCGTGTCGGAGGCACCGTCCCAGGGGAATGCCGGGGCATTGCGGTTGGAATCATTCCACTTCTTGCCGTCGTCGCTCTGGCCGGGCCAGCGGCAGAAGCGCACGTTCTCCACATTATCGACACGGGCGTAGACGCCGTAGTCGGTGGCCGAGCGCCGTAGTTCCTCGGTTAATGCCGGTACATTGGGCTCGTCGCCGACCCGTGCCATCACGTCGGTTGCTTGCTTGTATGAATCGCCTTGCATGATCGTTTCTTTTAGTATCCACCGCCGCCGCGGCAATCAAAGCCCCCGCGGCCTACGAAGGCAAGACCTGAGACTAAAAGCATCCCCAGGCAGTCGATTGGATCCTTGGTCGCGCCTTTCTGCCCGTCGCGGCCGGTGTGCTCGGAGAGTGCGTAGATAAGATTGGCGCAGTCGTTGGTGATGTAGAGGGATGGCTCGTTGAGCGGGGTGAGCGGCTGGGTGGCGTCGTAGGATAGGAGTGAATTGATGGCGCTGGTGCGCTGATCGACGGGCACGCCGGGTGCGGGAATGAATGCCATGGGCTCGTCCCGGGGATCGTCGGATTCGGCTAGGAGGTCGATGAGGGTCGTGCCGCCGGCCTCGGAGAGCGCGGGAGAACCTCCGGCCTTGGGGTCGATCAGTCGCATGACGGGCTCGCCGTAGCCGAGGTCAGACTCAATCTGGCGGAAGAGGTTGCGGTACTCGGAGATGGAACGGCCGGCGTCTAGGGTTTGCGCGGGACCGAGCTTGCCGTCGGGTTTTTCGGACGGTAGTGCCCACTCTCCGAAGTTGGAGAAGTCCGGGAACTCACGCACCACGATGCGTTTGCCATCCTCGTAGACTAGGAGCCACAAACAGAACCAATTCCGGGCGCCGGCGGGGTCGCAGACCATGTATAGCGTGCCGCCGGGTGGCACCTTGGAGGCCGGGATGCAGTGGATATCCGGGCGGAAACGGGCGAAGGCCTTGCCGATGTTGTCCGAGGCCCAGCCGTAGGCCCGGGTCAGGATCTGGCCCATGGGCGAGGCCACCAGCTTCGACTTCATCTCGTCGAAGGGGTTGTAGGGGTTGTCCTCGGAGTAAAAGAAGACCGTTTTGCGCCTGGTTGCGGGCTGCTCCATGACCCGGGGAGCCTTGCCGGGTGGCCATGTAGGCAGGCCCTGTTTGCCCGCAAGGAGTTCTCCGGTGCCCCAGTTCTTGACCTGTGATCCGGCGGTGAATTCCTTGTAGACCGAGGCCACGCCTTCGAGGGGTGTCTGAGTCACGAGGAGTTTGCCACGGCGGGTGATCAGGCGGTAGCGCAGTGTGTCCACCCAGGATTGGGGCACGAGCTCGTCGCACCAAATCAAGTCAGCCTCGCGGCCCTCGATGGTGTTCTCCGACTGAGTGTAGTTCAGGAAGTCGCAGCGGGAGCCGTTGGGTAGGATGAATGAGCCGTCGGTGAATCCGTTCTTGCGGCTGTAGTTCAGGTAGTGGATGCGGCCCTTCTTGGTCGCCCGGAGTGCGACGGGGAGATAGTTGTAGATGGCGGGTTGCTGCACGGTGACCGAGGTGGCGTGGGAGGTGTGACAGCAGAGAACCGATGCGTTCTCTTTCTCAAGGAGCGTTTGAACCACGCGGCGGGCGGCCCAGAGGGTTTTACCGGCGCGGTTGCCGCCGGAGATCAGCAGTTCCTGGGTGAGCAAATACTCGGTGTTGGCGATCTCCCAGTGGTCCGGGATGTAGCCGTAGGTGTAGGGGTCGGCCTTCTCGAGGAGCACGAGCTGGGTGCGCTTCTGTTTGAGCTCGAGTGCGCGGGGGTGATGGGCGTCTACCCGGGGGATGACAGGGTGCAGCGGTTGCTCGTTCCACCACGTGTCGTTGCAGTGGTCGGAGCAGAAGCGCTTTTGGTTTGGGCCGATGCGGATCTTGATGATCTCGAAGGGCTTGGAGCAGGTGAGGCAGAGGTTGGGTGGTTGGCTCATTTCCTAATATTTTTCGCTTTGGGAAACCCGTCGACTTTTACCGTCGCCGCGGATTGCCCGACCCCCTCCCCCGGGGTGGCCCTTGTAACGGGGTAGGACATTGGCCCGGCGGAGGGGTGCTGACGTGCGTTTCGATCAATGTTTACGGGCCTTTGCTGCTGGTTTGCGTCACCAAGTGAATATAACTGCTATTGTAGGCATGAGTGCCAGAAACAGGCCTGAAGTCGTGGTTTTCGATGACGCTTCCGCGGTAGGGGTAGGACATTTCGGGCCACTACCTAAACCAGATCAGGTGTCTGCTCGTCGTTCACAGGGGTCACATTGCGCTCTTTCAGGTCCTTCATAAGGTCCCGATGGCTCACAGAGGCCGTCATGGCTAGGTGAATTGAAGTAGGTTGGCCCTTAATAACCGCAAGTTTGTCGGTTAGCACAGCGACCGCTACGGGTAAACCCCTATCATCTATCAAGTTAATAGAGGATTCAGCCAGTCGCTTGGTGCCCTTCCAGATTGCAACCTCCAGGAATCCGGTCACGTCTTTCCGCCAATCCTCCTCGTTTTCTGGATAGTCTACCGGGACCTTAACTCCTCGGATCAGCTTAAACGTAGTGGTGGGGCCAAGTCCGGTCTCTTCCGCAATCTTATCAATCGACTTGTTCTCCAGGATGCCAGCGACGACAGCGTCTGCCTTCTCTTGGGTCAGCTTGTTGTTGAAGTGTTGGCCTGGGTGGTGGGTTTTGATGTACCCAAGCTCTTTGACTGCGTTGAAAACCTTCTCCTGCGTTGCCTGAGGGATCTCGGTGTTGCCTGACAGCACTCGTTGCGTGTACAGGTAATTGACTCCGGCTGCCTTGGCGACGTCCTCGAGACTTGGTCTTTTCTTTGGCTTCTCACCCGGCATAAGGTTTGAACGAGTATGGGTACTCACCCCAGTGGTTGAGTTGCATTTTGGGCTTCATGGAGAAGTGCTGCACGCCTGCTAGGGTCATGCGGGCTGCGGCAGCGTAATCCTCAGAGAGATACTCAAGTTTACCCGGCCTCGATTCCATTGCGAACGGCATCCACAAGGTCGGGAAGCGCTCGACGCGCACATCGTCGCACCAGTCGATCTTGTACGGGTACTGCACTCCTGACCCTGCCAGCGCATCAAGTGTTGCCATAAGGCATTTGCGGGGGATTGCGAGGCATCCGGACGCGAACATCGTGATGGGCACAAGCTCCGCTGCGCATTCGGCGTCAGAGACCTGATGCTTCAGGGCCTGCAGGTGCTCGGCCTTTGGGCGCAGGGCCGGCCTGGGCGGAACTGTCCGGCATGGGTAGGGGATGCAGACCGTTGCCTGGTGCTCATGGGCCAGCTCGGCCATGTGGATAATGTCCGATGCATCGAACTCAATGTCGTGGTCGAGTTGGATCCACACGTCCTTGCCTGAGTCGAGGAACCACTTGGTGGCGCGGCACCGGGACCGGCTGATCAGTGCATCCTCCCGGATGGTGCGCAGGTCGGTCTGGCGATCTGACCATGAGAATTTAGCGGTTAGGTCGACCCAAGACATGATGCACGCGGAACTCATGCCACCGTAGGCGTACATACTGAAGTGGATCGACGGCCTGGTGCCTGCCTGGGTCGGTTGCTCTGTTGGAATGAATGGATCTGCCATCTGTGGGGATTCTGCCTTGGTTGCGTTCATGGTACAATGTCCTTTCGTTGGCTTGCGAGGAAGAGCTCATGCCCCTTGCTGATCAGGTAGACCACGCTGCCTCGGGGCACCTGGCAGGCTGTGGCGACGTCGTTGAGAGACAGGCCGCGGTCACGCAGGATGTAGGCCTTACGGGCTAGGTCCGGCGTGTGGCGCTGCTCGGTGACTTCCGGCTCATCCTGCATGACCGGGGCTGGCGTGCCGTCCTCCTTGAACGCCATGTCCTTGGGGTACGACAGCCAGCCACGCTGCACGCCTATCTTCACAAGGTGCGGTGCCTCCATCAATAGTTTGGTTGTGTTTGTTACTATCATAACAGTGATATGTCTAATGGTGTTGCGGGCAAGTGCTGCCTACCCTTGCCGCTTTTATCTCCTATAAGCTGAAATATGCGTTGTCTATGTGCCTTGCCACTGGCGCCGGGGTGGATAACGCAACCAAACCTTCCGTCTGCCTGGATGACGAGATGGTTGCGTTGTTTGTCCCCTCCTTCCTCGGCACAGGCTGGGCATTGCCCGACCAATTTCGAGCCAATTTTACGCAGGCCTACCGCTGTCAAGCACTGTCTAGTGTTTGGGACGGATGGGACGGCATTTTCCAACTTCGTTTCTACTTTGAACACAGTTTTGCTACCTTTACTCATCTTGCACCGAGTTGAGAAGTGCCGTCCTCCGTCCCAAACGCTTGACAACGCTTGACAGCTCAAGCCATTTCCGACGAGGTCAAGACCACTTTCATGTAGCCTCGCGCCTGTTGTTGCTGACCGTCACTACGGTGAATGTGGTTCGACGGGATGGCCTGGTGTATCTCCAGCATCAGTTCCGCTGCCCGGCGCTGGAAGCGCTTGTCCGGTTCAGGCCCCCATTCCTTGTTGCTGCACATGGCCATATAGGCAGCATACAGCTCCTCGCTAGTAATACTATCCGATGACATACTACTAGCACGGACATGGTTCACAATAAAGTATCTCACACTATCACTTTCGCTCAATAAGTTGTCTATCATACCGCGCTGCC